TGTCACCTTTCCCTCCCCGAGCAGTGCGGGGGAGGTGGCACGTGAGGCCCACCGTAGCAGCTGTGGGGCTTTGCGGGCGCATTTCGTGTCCGGCTGATCATTTGGGGCTGCTTGAGGCGCTTAGAACGCATTGTATGCGGAGTGTTTTTTGGGTGAACCAAACCCGCAGCACATCACAGCGCAGCCGTTACATGGTACGCTTGCTGCATGTTCTGCACCGTCTGCCAAACACAGCTTTCACCGCTCCGACGATCTGACCAGGTGACCTGCTCGAGCAGGTGCCGTGTCGCTGCGCACCGTGCACTACCAGCACAAGAGCTCCGAGATCGCAACCGTTGGGTGCGTCGTATGGAGTCAAAGCGACCAGTGCAATGCAACGGTGCAGCTGCTTCATCAACCAACGCTGACACCTGGTGCGACTACGACACCGCAGCAACCAGCAACATCGGTGCCGGGCTTGGCTTTGTACTCAACGGTGACGGCATCGTGTGCGTTGACTTCGATCACTGCCTTGACGGTCGTGGGCGTGCGTTGCCGTGGGCAGCAGCGCTACTTGAATCTGTGCCGGCCACCTATATCGAAGTGTCACCGTCTGGTGATGGTTTGCATGTATGGGGATTCGGCACCGTCGGCAAAGGCCGAGTGACTCCAGGCGTCGAGGTCTACGGAACTGGCCGTTATCTCACTGTGACTGGCCGTCGTTGGCGCAACTGTGGTGCGACGTTCGCAAACATCAATGAATGGATCGGATCTTTACCCGTTTGAGCAGGGGCGCTGATGGCTGCAGGTCCGATGGAGAAAGCAGTGCGGGCGACCCTCAAGACGCTCGAGGTTGACGCAACACAGGACGCGCGCGGTCGGTTGGCGATCGTTCTTGCAGTGACGCTAGATGCAGGTGCGGGCATGGCAACAGCAGCCGTGTCACGTGAACTACGGGCAACGCTGACTGAATTGGAGAACCGCGATGGCGGTGACACAGATGGATTCGCTGAGCTCTTACGAGAGTTGTCAGCCCCGGTGGTCAACACCAAGAACTAACCGTCCGACACTCGGCGGGCGTGTTGCTCAGATCGCTGAGATTCTCGGCACACCGCTAATGCCGTGGCAACGACACGTTGCTGATATCGCCTACGAGATCGACCCTGACACCGGGCGCCTGGTCTACCGGGAGATCCGGCTGACAGTCCCACGGCAGTCAGGCAAAACAACGCTCATGTTGTCAGCGATGACGCATCGATGCGTTGCGATGGGTGGTGTGCAGCGTGTCAGCTACACAGCGCAAACAGGCAAAGACGCGCGACTCAAGTGGGAAGACGAACACGTACCCGTGCTCGAGCGTTCGCCGTTCGCACCGTTGATGACGGTACGTCGCACCAACGGAAGCGAAGCTATCCGATGGGGTGACGGTTCTATCTGGTCGCTCATGGCAACCACGGACACTGCCGGCCACGGTGCGCAGCTTGATCTCGGTGTAATTGACGAAGCGTTCGCGCTACAAGACGACCGACTTGAGCAGGCCATGAAGCCTGCAATGGTCACCAGGACACAACCGCAACTGTGGGTTGTGTCCACTGCCGGTACTAACGACAGCCTGTATCTCAACGACAAGGTTGATGATGGCAGGCTTCGAGCGTTGGCCGGCGACACAAAAGCGGTCGCTTACTTTGAGTGGTCTGCTCCTGATGAGGCTGATATTGCTGATGAGCGGGTGTGGTTGGATTGCATGCCTGCGTTGGGTATCACTGTGCCGATTGAAGCGATCCGCAGTGATTTTGAGTCGATGCGTGAGCCTGAGTTTCGGCGTGCGTATTTGAATCAACGTCAGGATCGTGCAGCTGCTGCACCGTGGCAGGTGATCAGCGAAGATCAGTGGGGCAAGTGCGCTGATGCCCGGTCGCGTATTGAGGGTCCGGTGTCGTTGGCGTTGGATGTGACCCCGTCGCGGTCTATGGCTTCGATTTGTGCTGCTGGGTTGCGTGCTGATGGTTTGCCGCATGTCGAGGTGGTTGGTAATCGTCCTGGTACTGCGTGGCTGTTGGAGTGGTTTACTCCTGAGCGTGTGCGTGAATACCGGTCGGTGACTATCGATCCGGTGTCTGCTGCTGGTTCGTTGGCCGGCGATCTTGCCCGGTTGGGTTTGCAGGTGCATGAGGTGTCGGGTCGTCAGGTTGCGACTGCGTGCGGCAAGTTCTTTGATTTTTGTGTGTCGGGTGGGTTGCGTCATATTGAGCAGTCACCGTTGTCGGGTGCTGTTGCTGGTGCGAAGCGTCGGAAGCTGGGTGATGCTTGGGCTTGGCATCGTCGTGATACTGCGGTTGATGTGTCCCCGTTGGTGGCGTGCACGTTGGCTTTGTTGGGTGTTGTGGGTGCCGAGTTTGCGTCGGGTGTTCCGACGATTATTGATCCGTGGGGTGATTCTGTTGCGTGATGTGTTGACCACGGTGGTTGAGTTGTTGGGTTGTGTTCTGGTTGTTGTTGGTGTCGGGTTTCTGTCGGTTCCTGTTGCGTTGATCGTTGCCGGCCTAATGATGGTCGGTCTGTCCTGGTTGGGTGCTCGATGAGTCTGTTTGCGAAGCGTGCTGTGAACCCACCTGATCCGCTGACTGTGTCACCGTGGATTATGGGCAACAACTGGTCGGGTGAGTCGATCAATGAGACCAGTGCGCTTGAGGTTTCTGCGGTGTTGGCGGCTGTGTCTTTGCTTGCCGATTCGGTTGCGTCGTTGCCGATCAAAGCTGTTCGGCATGTGGGTGATCGTGTTGAGAGCGCACCTGTGCCAACGTGGTTGGATGCGTCGTTGACTGTGACCAGGTATGAACTGATCCACATGATCGTGTCGTCCTTGGCTTTGCATGGCAACGCGTATGTGTTCATTGACCGTGATGGTTCGTCTTTGCCGATCTCGTTGACTCCGTTGCATCCGTCGAATGTGCAATGCAATGTGATCAATCGTCAGCGCTATTACGCGGTCAACGGTGGCAATGTGCCGTTCGATCAGATGCTGCATCTTCGCTGGTGGACTCCACCGCAGGCAGCTGTTGGGCTTAGCCCGATTGAGATGCAGAAGACCACGATTGGTTTGGCGTTGGCGATGGAACGCCATTTGGCGCAGTTCTACGGTGAGGGCGCTACCCCATCGTCGGTGCTCGAGGTTGATGGTGATCTGACCGCTGATCAGGCGAAAGCGTTGCAGGCGACTTGGGAAACCCAGAACCGTCGTAGGCGTAGGCCGGCAGTGTTGACGAACGGCATGAAGTGGCGTGCGATCACTAGTGACGCTGCGTCTATGGAGATGAACGCATCACGTGAGTTGCAGATTGCTCAGGTTGCGAGAATTTTTCGGGTGCCTGCGTACATGATTGGTGCGCGTGGCGAGTCGAACACGTACACAAATAACGAATCAGCTGGTCAGCATTTCGTTACTTATACGTTGTTGCCGTGGTTGCGTCGCATTGAGTCTGCTTTGTCTGAGTTGATGCCCAGACCACGTGAGCTCATGTTTGATACTGCAGGATTTCTGCGTGCCGATCAAATGAACCGTTACCGGGCTCATGGTATGGGCATTCAGTATGGGTTCTTGACTCCGAACGAAGCGCGTGCCGTTGAAGGGCTCGAACCTTATGACGGTGGCGATGAGTTCGTGATGGCTTTGCCGGGTTCACCTATGGCCGGTCCTGGTATTGATCCGCCGCCTATGGGTGTTGATTCGGAACCGCCAGTCTGATGGCGTCTTACGAACCGTCTACTGCAATGGTTGCTGAAGCGCAGCAGGGGTTGGATTGGCGTGCTGAGTTTGGTCGTGGCGGCACGGCTGTTGGTGTTGCTCGAGCGCGTGACATCGTGAATCGTCGTGCGTTGTCACTGCAAACCGTGCAACGCATGTCGTCATACTTTGCACGGCATGCTGTTGACAAAGAAGCGGAAGGGTTCCGGGCTGATGAACCCGGCTTTCCTTCTGCGGGTCGTATCGCATGGGCTCTATGGGGTGGCGACGCAGGCCAATCATGGTCTGCTGAGATTCTGAACAGTTTGAATGGAAGGTCGGAACCCATGAACATCGAAACCCGTGACGGTGAGGTCGAAGGCATTTACCCGCTGACCGCACAACAACGCGCGCAAATGGAAGCCGAAGACGAGATCGTCGGTTTGTTCGGTCAATACGATCAGGGCTCAGGTGCAGCTGGTGCGCATTATGCAGTCGTGTCACCGTTCGCCGCTGATGGTCTGGTCTGTTCCAGTTGCGTGTACTACGAAGGCCCGAGGGCTTGTGAGCTCGTGGCCGGCGACATTGACCCCGGTGGTATTTGCAAAAAGTGGGTTATTCCTGAGTCGCTGGTGAATCCTGAGGCTGTTGCTGCGCCGGCCATGACTGCTGATATGGCTTCGGTTGGTGATGTGTTGGAACCTGCGCCGTCTGACGCTGCACCGTTGCGTTATGCGTTGATGGACGCTGAGGTTCGTAAGGTCAATGGGCGTGATGTTGAGTTTCGTTCGGTGACTGTTGGGCCGCTCGAGGTGCGTGCCGCTGAGACTGGTGACGGCATGTCGTTCAGTGGTTATGCGGCTGTGTTCAACAGTGACAGCGAACCGTTGCCGTTCATCGAGCAGATCGCACCTGGTGCGTTCAAGCGTTCGTTGAGCTCGGGTCGTGAGATCCGTATGTTCAATAATCACAACACTGATCAGGTGTTGGCTACGACTCGTAACGGTTCGCTTACGTTGACTGAAGATCAGCGCGGGTTGCGTGTCGATGCAAAGCTTCCTGATACGACCCTTGGTCGTGATCTGTCAACGCTGATTGCTGATGGCACCGTGCACAGCATGTCGTTCGGGTTCAGTGTTCCGCAGGGTGGCGATTCTTGGTCTGCTGACGGTTCGTCACGTGTGTTGCGTGAGGTTGTGTTGCACGAAGTTTCTGTTGTGCAGGGTTTCCCTGCGTACCCCGAGACTTCGGGTGCGAGTGTTCGCACCGATGATGATGTTGTTGCGTCCGCACCTGGTGTTCCGGTTGCGTTGATGCGACGAAAGCTCGAACTGAACGCCAAGCGTTCAGTCGATTGACGGCTCGGGTCCGTGCCCGGAGCAGCTGCGGCTGCCACCACCACGAACACCACCCGTAATGCAGTAAAGCAAACCCCCAAACCCCCCTTTAGAAAAGGAGCTACAACATGAGTGAAGAACTCGTGAAGCGGCTTGTCGAGAAGCGCGCTTCGGCGTGGGAGCAGGCCAAGAACCTGCTTGACGTTGCGACTCTCGAGAACCGTGACCTGTCGGCTGAAGAGTCGGCCCAGTTCGATCGGATCAACGCTGACATTGATGCGCTTGATTCCCATGCAAAGACCATCCTTGACGTTGAGGCCCGTGAGCGTGCGATCACCGAAAGCCGTTCGGCTCTTGGTCTTCCGCAGGACTTCACACCGGCTGAGATCCGTCAGGCTGAGTCTGATGCGCAGATCATCCGCAGCATCGCTCTTGGTGAGCGTCGTTCGGCTTCGTTCGAACATCGCGACGTCATGAAAAGTTCGACTGGTGCACCTGTGCCGACGAACTTCTACGATCGTCTCGTTGAGCAGCTCGTCGTCCAGGGCCCGATGCTTGACGGCAACGTCGTCACCATCCTCACCACCGATTCAGGCAACAACCTTCAGGTGCCCCGTCAGAGCGGCTTCACCGCCCCGGTGATCACCTCTGAAGGTTCGTCTATCTCGGAGTCGGACCCGTCGTTCAGCGCATTCATCACCCTCGGTGCGTTCAAGTACGCCGCTACCCTGCAGGTATCGCGTGAGGTCGTCGAGGATTCAGGTATCAACCTGCTCGACTTCATTGCCCGTCAGGCCGCCACTGGTATGGGCACCGCCGTCAACGCTGGTCTCACAGTCGGTACCGGCACCACCCAGCCCAAGGGCATCGTCGCCGCTTCGACGCTTGGTGTCACTGGTGGCACTGGTGTTGCTGGCGTGCCCACCGCTGACAACCTCATCGACCTGGCGTACAGCGTTGGTTCGCCGTACCGTCGTCGTGGGGCTTCCTGGCAGATGCGTGCCGCGACTCTTGGTGCGATCCGTAAGCTCACGGACACCACCAACCAGTACATCTGGCAGCCTTCCCTTCAGGTTGGTCAGCCCGACACCCTGCTTGGCTTCCCGGTGTATGAGAACCCGGATGTCGTTGCTACCGGAACCTCGGCAAAGTCCGTCATCTTCGGTGACGCTTCGTCGTACTTCGTGCGTCAGGTCCGTGGCATCGAGGTCGCACGTGACGACAGTATCGGCTTTCTGTCCGATCTGATCACGTTCCGTATCACCTGGCGTGGAGACGGCAACCTGCCGGACACCGCAGCCGTCAAGCATTACATCGGTGCTGCTACCTGATCACCGATCAACAGGTCGTGCTGCTCTGTGTCGTCTTGCCCGTGGGCGACACAGAGCGCACACCACCTGGTTCTAACACTGGCAACACGGGACTACTGGAGACATCTCATGGGCAACAAGAGGAACCGCAATGCTGGTGGAAATCAACGGCATACCAACAGACCTACCGGACCAGATAGCGGAAGCGCTAACGCTGGCAATGAGAGCACTACCGGTATCGTCGTCCACTCCAACGCACCCTGGGCCGGCACCGGCTACGGGGTCCAAGCAGCGAACCTCACGCGCAAAATCAAAGCAACCGGGCGACCGGTCACGTTCTCAGCTAACTACGGGCTCTACGGTGGAATCACCGACTGGGAAGGCATCGAAGTCCTACCCAACGGGTACCACCCGTATTCCTGCGACATCCTCACCGCGCACACCCAGCACGCAGCGCAAACCACAGGACACCGAACCGCGCTCCTAACCCTGTTCGACACGTGGGTTTATGACGGTGCGAACATTGACGGTATTGATCTGGTGGCGTCTTGGGTGCCGGTTGATCATCTGCCGGTGCCACCGAAGGTGCTGCAGTTCTCGCAGCGGCCAACGGTCATGTCGATCGCTATGTCACAGTTCGGGTTGGAGCAGCTGCAGCGTGCCGGCATTGACGCCGAGTACGCACCGCATTCCGTTGACACTGACGTGTTCAAGCCTGGTGCGACTGTTCGCAACGCTGGCGGCCGGGAGATTCTGAATATTCCTGATGATGCGTTTGTTGTTGGCATGGTCGCAGCGAACAAAGGCAGCGCACCTGTACGCAAAGCGTTTGGTGAGAACCTGCTTGCTATGAGTCATTTCATGGCCCAACACACCGACGTGATCTTGTACATGCACACCGAGTCGCGTGGTGCATCAATGGGCATTGATCTCAAAGCACTTGCGACAGCCTGCGGTATCCCAGAAGACCGGGTTATCTGGGTTGACCAGTGGGCTTATTACGCAGGGCTCGGTTCTGATCTTCTCGCAGCGATCATGAGTGCGTTAGATGTGCACCTATTGTGCAGTCGCGGCGAGGGGTTCGGGGTTCCTGTGCTCGAGGCTGCAGCGTGTGGTGTGCCGTCAATCGTTTCTGACTTCACAGCGCAACCTGAGTTGGTCGCTGACTTCGGGTATCTCGCAACGGTGCAACCGTATTGGGATGCCGGGTCATCAGCGTGGTTTTGCACACCGCTTGTGCATTCCATTGTTGATCAGTTAGAGGACGCCTACGTCACCTCTAACGACCCTGTGAGGCGTTCTAAGGCCCGTCAACATGCACTGCTATACGAACACGACAAGGTGTTCAAAGAATGCTGGGAACCGATCCTCAGCAAGATTGATGAGCGGGTGAACGATGGGAACAGCGAACCTGATTGATGTCCCATGGGATGAGCTAGGCAAACGGGCTGAAGCGTTCCGCACGATCATTGATCTGCTACCCGCAAACCCTGTGATCGTTGAAACCGGTACCGTCCGTGAACTAGGTAACTGGCTTGGCGACGGTCAATCAACGATCGTCTGGGATGCAGCTGCTCGAGTACTCGCAGGGCATGTCACCACAATCGACATTGACCCGATCGGCATGCACCTGGTTGATGACCTCGCGCTTACACACACCACAGCAATCACAGGTGACTCAATAGTCACCCTACGCAAACTGTCTGCCGCAACAGACCTGCTGTATCTCGATGCGTTCGACATTGACTTCGCTGCACCCGAACCTGCACAGCATCATCACCTACGTGAGATCGTCGCAGCATGGCACCTGTGCCGTCGAGGAACGATCGTCGCAGTTGACGACAACACGCCCGAGGCCGGCAAAGGCAAACGGGTTGGTGAGTTTGTTGAGCAGCGTGGTGCCGTGAAAATCGTTGACGGTTACGTACAAGCCTGGAGGATCTGAATGACGATCACTAACGGATACTGCACACTTGACCAGTTGAAGGCTGTGCTGCGGGTCACTGACACCGTCGATGATGTGCTGTTTGAGACTCGCATTGAGGAAGCGTCACGGGTCATTGACGACTACTGCAACCGTCGTTTTTATGCTGACACGTCGGCTACTGCACGGATCTTTGTTGCCGCTGAATCAACGACTGTGGTTGTTGATGACATAAGCAGCACGACCGGGCTTGTTGTGAAGACTGACAGTGCGGGTGACGGAACGTATGCGACGACGTTGGGTGCCGCTGATTATCAGGCTGAACCGTTGAACGCTGTGTCTCGTGGTGTGCCGATCACAATGATTCGCACCACTGCCAGTGGTTATCTGCCGACAACGTATGCACCTGCGGGCGTGCAGGTCACAGCGCGTTGGGGTTGGCCGGCTGTGCCGGAACCTGTGCAGTCAGCGTGCATCATTCTTGCTGGTCGTTTGGTGAAGCGCGGTGATTCGTTGCTTGGTGTCGCCGGTTTCGGTGACCTTGGTGCGATCACTGTGCGTTCCATCGATCCTGATGTGCAGCGCATGTTGGCCCCGTATCGTGTGCTTGTGGTGGCCTGATGGCCGGCACTGGGCTTGATATTCAAGATGGGCTTGCTCGAGCACTTGGGCGTGTTCAGGGTTTGCGTGTCGCTGATCATTTGCCGGAGCAGCTGAACCCACCGGTTGGTGTGATTCAGGTGCAGTCGGTGACATACCACCGTGCGATGCGTGGCGGGTTGTCGTCATGGGATTTCGTTGTGACGGTTATTGGTGGCCGTATGGGCGACCGGTCTGCGCAACGAACCCTTGACGGTTGGATGTCTTTCGATGGTGTGTATTCGGTGCGTGCCGCACTCGAAGATGACCAGACCCTTGGTGGTGTGTGTAGCACCGTCAAAGTGAATGACATGTTGGCAGTTCGTCCGGTGTCTTTGGGCGACAACGTCTATCTGTCATGTGAGTTCAACGTCAACGTAAACGCATAGGAGCGTGCCTGATGGCTACGTACAAGATCATCGGACCCTATCGGGTCTGTGAGCGTGAGCCAGGGGAAACCCTGACTGACACCGACCTTGACCTACCTGGTATCAGCATTGATCACCTGGTCAGTTCCGGTCACCTTGAAACATCAACCAAACGCACCAGCGCAGCTGCTGCAGAACCCCAGGAGGATTAGTCACTATGGCTATCGTCGTCACTAACGCAGTCGTCTCCATCGGTGGCGTGGATCTTTCCTCGCACATCACCAAGGTGACCCTGTCCACATCCGTCAATGAGCTCGAAACCACCACGTTCGGTCAGACCGCAAAGCGTCGTGTCGGTGGGCTCAAAGATTCCACCGTCGCAATCGACTTCAACCAGGACTTCCAGGCTGCTGCAGTGGAAGCCACTCTGTACCCGCTGATCGGGTCAACAACCGCTGTAGTTGTGAAGCCAAACGGCACCGCAGCTAGTTCCACGAACCCCAGCTACACGTTCAACGTGCTTGTCACCGAGTGGATGCCTCTTGATGCTCAGGTAGGCGAGTTGGCGACCGCCAGTGTGACGTTCCCCGTTGATGGTCTGATCACGAAGGCCACTGCCTGATGGCCGGGCTCATGCGTCTACGGGTCATCGAAGTTGCTGGTGATTCGTATGAGCTCAACATCGGTCCGAAGGTCATTGTCGAAGTTGAACGTCACTTCAAGCAGCCAATGTCGAAGCTGTTCGCAGCCGAGACTGCTTCGTATGAAGCGCTGTGTTATGTGGCGTGGCGTGGTTCGCAGCTCGCGTTGCGGATCGTCAAGCCGTTCGATGAGTGGCTTGGTGAGATCGACAGCATCGAAGCAGTCGATGAGAAGGCACTCCCTTTAGAGAGTCGATGACGTTGCTGGTAGCCCAGGTTGCTGTGGCTACCAGCATCAGTCCCATTGACCTGCTCGAGTGCCCACCGGAGATCTTCAACGCAATGGTGGCAGTGCTCAAAGAACAGGCACGCGAAGCCGAAAAAGCGAAAGCACGCAGGTAGAAACATGGCGAACGTATCTGTGCAAGACATCGCTGACCTGTTCGCCAATCCACCTGATGTTAAAGATCAGGTGAAGTTGGATGCGTCGCTGAAGGGTTACGCAGATCTGAAGAAACAGATGTCTAAGTTTGCACCGGATCTGAAACGTGCGATGGATAAAGAGATTCGTGCGTATCTGAAACCGGTGATCACTGACGCTAAGTCGATGGTGCCGAATGTGGCGTTGTCTGGTTGGCGTCAAGGTTCAGGGCGGGGCAAAGACAACGCTGCTGGGAAGCTACCGAACTGGGATCAGGGCGCAATCCTGAAAGGCATTGTGGTTCGTCAGGGTCAGAAGAAAAAACGCAGACCCGGTGAAGCTGTTGTGTCATCTTGGGAACTGCGGAACACTGACGGTGCCGGTTCAGCGTTTGAGGGTATGGGGCGTCGAGGTGGACGCACTGACAGTGGCCGGAGGATGATCGCGGCGATGTCGCTTTACCACGGCAAAGAACCGCGCTTGTTGTGGCGTGCGTGGGGTGACGCCGGCGGCGACGCCAAACTCCAAGCCGGTGTGCTCGAGATCATTCATCGGCGTGAATCCGAATTGTCTTTGCGGTTAGCTGCAATATCGTCTACGAAGGGTTGACATCATGGCTGTGACAATCAGTGTTCTGTCAACCTTCAACGACGCTGGGCTCAAAAAGGCCCAGGCTGAGATGGGCAAGCTGAACAAGAAGGTCCAGGGCGGTTTGTCGTCAGCTACGAAAGTGGCTGGCGGACTTGGCGCTGGTGTGCTTGGTGCAGCTGGTGTTGCAGCTGGTGCGTTGTTCGAGATCGGTCAGACCTTCGATGGTGTGTACGACAACTTGCGTGCGAATACCGGCAAGACCGGTGCTGAGCTCGATGGTCTCAAGGAGTCGCTGAAGGTTGTTGCTTCAACAACTGCTACTTCGTTCGAAGCGGCTTCTGCGACGATCGCAACTCTGAACAGCAAACTTGGTTTGACTGGCAAGCCGCTTGAGGATGTCACGAAAGCGTTGATTGATTTGTCAGCGATGACGGGCACTGACCTCGCCGGCAATGTTGATGCTGTTACGAAGGCATTTCAGAACTTTGGGGTCATTGCTGGTTATCAGGCACCAGCGCTTGACGTATTGTTCCGTGCTGCCCAGCAGACCGGTGTGCCTGTTGCTGATCTTGCAAAGGCGCTCGGCGACTCGGGCGCAATACTCCGTGCGTCGGGCATGGACTTTCAGAGTTCCGTTGCTTTCATTGGCTCGCTCGGTAAAGCCGGTATTGATACCAGCGATGTGATGCCTGCGTTGTCGAAGAATCTGGCTGCTGCCGGTAAGGCAGGCAAGGACGCTGGAACATATCTGAATGAGACGTTCACTGCAATCAAGAACGCACCGTCAGATACTGCAGCTGCTGGTGAAGCGGTGAAGGCGTTTGGCGCCAAGGGTGCGAAGATGGCGCAGCTGGTCCGTGAGGGCAAGCTGTCGTACGACGATCTGAAGAAGTCGATCAGTGAGGGCGACACGATCTCCAAAGCTACGACCGACACGGAAGACTTTGGTGAGAAGTTCACGAAGCTCAAGAACCGAATCATGTTGGCGGTCGAGCCGATTGCGTCGGGCATTTTTGACAAGGTCGGCGAGGTCATGGACATCATCGGCCCGAAGATCGATCAGGTAACGAAGTACTTCCAAGAGCATGAGGGTGCGCTGCTTGCTTTGCAGATCGCTATTGGTGTGATCATCGTGGCCGGCATCATTCTCACTGGTGTGATGGCTGCGTTGGCGATCGCTGAACTTGGTGTCACGTGGCCGTTGTTGCTGATCATTGTGATCATTGCGCTAGTTGTGGTGGCGGTTGTGTACCTATGGAACAAGTTTGACTGGTTCCGTGAAGGTGTCAAGTTCATCATCGACATGATCATCGCTTATCTGCAGTTGTGGTGGACGATCCTTCAGACGACGTTTGATTTGATCTGGGGTGGCATACAGTGGCTGTGGGAGAAATTTCAGTGGATCAAGGACGGCATATCTACCGTGTTCAACGGTGTCAAAGACGCGATCATTGGTGCGTTCAAGGCTGCGTTCAACATGGTCGTGTCGATCTGGAATAGCACCGTTGGTGGTCTGAGTTTCGACATTCCTGATTGGGTGCCCGGGATCGGTGGCAAGTCGTTTGGTGTGCCGACGTTGTCGCAGTGGGCGCATACTGGTGGCATTGTTGGTGGTATGCCTGGCGCGAACGTGCCGATGATGTTGCAGACCGGTGAGATGGTTCTAAGTCAGGATCAGCAGGCAATGCTGCTGGGTCGCATAAACGGTGGTGGCGGTGGCGCTTCGGTGTAC